ATATCGTGCTTATCTTTTAAATGAGCTTCAAAGAAATCAAAGTATCTAGCCACAGTTTCGTTCCATGTTTCTCTTCTTCCTAGTTCTTCGTTCCACCTAGCATACCTACTAAGATGTGTAAACTGTTGATAGTTCGTAGGTAATTCTGTGTAATACATATCTTCCTCCATCATGTTATTCCTTTTGTCATGTTAAGAGTATGTGTTATTAAAACTAAAGAAGATGTAGACGCTATCATTAAGAATATAATAGGCATAAGCGCATCCCATAGCTGTACCTCTACTTCTAATGTTCCATCAGTTCCATTGTTTGCGATTTGTAATATCAGATACATGAAACATATTATACTCTGGGTTAAAGCAAAGCCCGCAACTAAGTAAGCGGCCGCTAAATTTAAACTGAATATAAAATAAATCCCAACTCCCATTCCAAAGAACGGTATCATATATAATAATCTACTCACCATGTGTTTTATCCTCTACCCATAAGTGTATAGCTATAATAGCGTAGTGTATAATCTTTAATAAGTCACCTTGATTCTTATATTCACCAGTAACAGGATCAGGTTTCTTACCATAACGCATAGCATACTTCATAATATTACCCATACAAAAACCGTCACCATGTCCTGCATCTATAATCATATCAGTTACTTGATACTTTTCATTAGCGTAGTGTCTTTCATAAGTTTTATCTACATATCTTTTTATTTGTTCTATTGTATTTTCTTCGTTGAATTTATAGTCAATCACTTTTTAAACTCCTCTGGTAAAGTTTCTTCTGTGTACCATTTAAAATTATTTGTTTCAGCCCATTCAGCATGGGTTCTTTTAGTTCCGTCTTTTCTTTTCTTAGCTTGAGGCATAGGCGCATAAGGTTTCTGAAATATAAAAAGAAATTCCATTTTATCAGGTAAAGACTTTCTAATCCAGATGTACTTACTATATTCTGCATGATCCCAAAACCTTCCCTTTGCTTCTATAATAATATTATCCTTTACAAAGTCAGGCTCATACTTTTCCTTTATTATATATTCAATATTATCTGCATGGTGATTCCATTTCTTTAGTACACCTTTATGTAGACTGTACTCCCATTTACTATCGTATCCTTTAGGTACGTTCTTTTCTCTTGGTCGTATCTTTCTAGGAAATCTTTTAGGCATTAGCTTTAACAGTTGAGTCGTGGTTCTTAACAAGTTGCCAGTAAGAAAGTATACTATTAAACATATTGACATGTCTGGAATGAGATTCCTTTTCCCATACATAGTACTTAATTGTTTCTATGTTTTCTCTATCAATAAAGATAGATATTCTTTCAGGATCGCTGCAGTCACATCCTTGTGCGTAAGCTGATAGCTGCATACCATGATCGTCAAACACTAATTTAGACGGCTCTTTATCTTCGATGTTGCTTTTAGTTTTAAAGTCTATGAAGATTCCTGACTTAGAATATAAATCAATCTTACCACCATAACCTTCTTTAGCGCAGAAAGAATCTTCCGCTATCCATTCTTCTTTAGGATAATTCTTTTCTAACCATTTTATAATTATCTTATACGGTTTAGTTTTAGCGCCACCTAAGAAACCTTTTTCAATCATAGCGTGTATCTTTGTTCCTTCTTTAGCTGCGTTTAAACCAATGCTCTTAGCATCTTTCTTACAACGATATAGAAAAGTATTAAACGATTCTCCATCTAATTGTTTTAATGTAATAGCAGACTTTAAAGCTTGATCTATCTTCCAGTTCTCAAGAGAAGGTTTAGCTATCATGCCTATTATAGTAGTAACCGAAGGTACTAAACCTAATTGCTTTGCATCCCTTAGATTTGTATTTCGTTTCTTACCATTTACTCCTACAATAGTATACATTGGATCACCTTCTTGTGTGTACCAATGCCCCGATTCTGCTTTGAAAGTTTTAGTTTTAGAGTTCATATGGCTTCTATTAGTTTAGTTGCTTCTGTAATTGAAACTTTAAACCATTCTCCTTTATATTTTATTGAAATCTTTTTTAATCTTTTATGCGCTGTTTGTTCTGCGCTCCGTCTATCTTTAAAGTCTTTAGTATAACATAATTTATAATCTCTGAAAGGACTAGATGTTTGGTATTGATTACACCTGTCTGTTGCATCGACAGCCATACCAACTTTTATCCACCCATCCCAACAAGGATTAGATATAATATATACTTGTCCTTCTTTAGAGTTTTTATAACCCTCTAGAGAAGCAAAGGCCGCCCCTTCAAATGTCTTATATTTTCCCGGCTTATAGAACGGATGTTTTGTAGAAATATATTTACCATTAACAAACATTCGATTAGTATTTCTTCTGGTATATTTTTCAAGAGTTGAGTAACAAGGTATACATACTCTTATACTGCACTTCTTCCTAGAAGGATACCAATTATCTGCGGTTAATTTTATATCACATTCTATACAATGATCAGTGTGTGTCATACCAACTATCTCCTATTTTATATTCGCCATCTAAAGGACAATTAAGATTCAATACTCTAGCTGTTTCTTGTATCGCTTCAACTCCAAGCTGTCCTACTTGTTCTGCTTGTTCTTCAATTACTTCTAACTGCCATTCATCGTGAATATTTGCTACAAATTTTGCGTTCAATTCAAGTTCTTTTATGCGGTTATAAAATAAAACAAGAGCAGTCTTCATTATAATTGCGCCTCCTCCTTGAAGAAGAGTATTCAAAGATGAATATACTTTTCTTATACGTATAATCCTACCATCTAGTGCTTTAAGATGTTGTCGCGTTTGTGCTGCTCTTTCAACAGAAGATGTAAGATTTCCAAGCGCGGGTAAATTGCGGATAAAACGAGTTCTAAGTGCTGCACCTGCTTTAGCATTTCCTCCAACCACGCTTCCAATTTTAGCATCTCCTGCCCCGTAAATGAGGGCAAAGATGAAAGATTTACTCGTACTTCGTGATCTAAGTCCAGCAAGAGTTTGATTTGTGCTGTGAATATCTCCGTTGACGATTTCATTTATGTATTCCTTATTTTTCATATAGTGTGCCAGTACTCTAAGCTCTAAACTAGAAGCGTCTATACCTACTAACTTATATCCTTCTGGTACTGTCCAACATTCCCTACATTCTTTTCCGTAAGGCTTATTAATACTAGGCGTTTGAGCAACGTTGGGATTTCGATGCGTCATTCTTCCTGTGATAGCTCCGTTAGGTATAACAAAGCCATGTACTCTACTGTCTTTAGATAACTCTAACCAAGACGATACTTGAGCTACTCTTTTTTGTAGCATCATAAACTCAGCTATAAGTGCGGCTTCTGGTATGTCCTTTACTTTTTCTAACGTAGTTTCATCTACAATAGGCTGACCAGTAGGAGTAAATTTATTAGGTTTCCACCCAAAGTCTATCAGGTATTCACCAATTTGTTTTCTACTAGCAAGGTTAAACTCTGTCCACTTTTGCCTCATAAAAGGTTTGAAGTTAGAAGTTCTTAAACACTTAGACATTTCTTCATTAGATAAGCCTACCTTAGAAAGCGTTCCATCCTTTTTAAACTTAGGCGAAATCAGTTTATCATCTACCCATTTAGGTTTAAATGTTTCATGTACTTTCTTTTCTATTTCTACCATCTTTGAATTAAGTCTAGCTGAAAGCATAGTAGCTTTCTGTTCGTCTAGCATAAAGCCTGTAAGCTCTTGCTCTTTCATTATCTTAGCTACTGCATGTTCAAGATCAATAGACTCTTGACTAAACTCTTCAGATTTCTTAAGAAGTTCATAGTAAACATCTGCGTTCAATTCTACATCTTGTATGCAATACTGGCCCATTTCCTCAGTATAGTTTTCCCAACTATCAGGCTGCTTTGCTTTTCTTTTTTCAACATCGTTAGGATAAAGAAGGTATCCCCAATTCTCTAAGCTGTGACCACCAGTAAGTACAGGATTTACTAGCCTTGAAACAACAAGGGTATCTTCAACATGATTAGTAAGGTCGAGATCAAAATGTTTATTAAGAATAGGAATATCAAATCCTATGATGTTGTGTCCGATAAGGACATCGGCACTAGCAATCAGGTTCGCTCCTTCTTGAAGTTTATCAGGGGGAAATAAATAAGTATCTCCGCCTATAACTTTAGCAACGATACAATGAATGACGTTACCTTCTAGGCTTTCTGTTTCTATATCAAAGATAACCTTTTTAAAACGGTACGGTGCTATCTTGTTGGGGAGAGAAATCAGAGTCTGTTTCATATAATCTTCCTGTAGTTGAGTTGTATTGTAAGCTACAAGCCAAACCTGTATCACCAGTATATCTCGATTTCAAGACTCTAACTTTAGTTGTGTTAGCTTCTTCGGGATCGTCTGCTTGTTGGTTTCTTTCTAATGCAATTACACAATCAGAAAGTTGTGATATTCCTTGTGAACCTTTTAGGTGAGAAAGAGAAACTTCAATGCCTTGTTCATGTCCTTTTTCTCCGGCGGCTCTTCTTAGATGTGAAACAAGTATCATGCCTACTCCTGTTTCCTCTACAAGAGAACGTAAGCGGCTCATTAAATTATCAATGCCTCTTCTTTCATCCCCTTCTGTCATTACATTTACTAACATATGTAAGTGATCTACTACTACCCATTCACATTCACATCCTATTATTATGTAACGTAGCTTGGAAAAGATTTCATCTATATTAGTTGCGCCAAGATGTGCGTGAATAAATACTCTTCCATCTTCTATGACGTTATCAAACATAGATTCAAGTTCTTCGTTGGAATATTTAGATCTCTTCTCAGATAAATAGATTCTATCATTAGCTTCGATAGAAATAATTCCGTCTGCTGTTCTAAGCCAGTTCTCTTCAAGAGCTACAATGCCTACGTTATCTGTGGTATTTTTAATTAACCAATGTTCTAGTTCTCTAGTAACACTTGACTTACCTAGTCCTGTACCGCCAGTAAGCGTAACTAATTCTCCTTTACGCATACCAAATAGTTTTCTATTAAGTCCTTCCCACGGATAAGGTACACTTTCTTTATCTTCTCTTTGTATCCAATCGTTCTTCTTACTAGATAGCTCTAGTATTCCTGATGGCGTATAAGTTTTAGATTCCCACCAAGCTTTAGTAAACTCTTCAAACTTACCTTGCTTGAGCATATCATTAGCATCTTTAAAGCCTGTGGGAAAAGACATAATCTTAGTCTTGTTCGGCTTTAATATTCTAGCTACCTGACGGGCGGCTTTTTGTCCGGCATTATCATTATCAAAAGCAAGTACTACATTCTCATATGCTTCAACGAACTCAATGCTTTCTCTTATATCTTTAACAGCAGAAGCACAGCCACGTTTAAGAGATACTACAGACCACTTACCGCCGAAGATTTCATACACGGCCATAGCATCACATTCACCTTCGGTAATAGTTAAGTACTTACCGCCTGTGTTTCGATACAGTTGTTCTCCAAATAATCCTGTGCCTTCAAAGTTACCACTAGAATAGAATCTTTTCGTATTAATTTCTCTAGTCTTGGTAGCTGCTACTTCATTATTATTATAGTAAGGGTACACATGCTTGTTGGTACTGGATAAAACTCCAAATGCTTTAGCTGTTTTAAGGCTAATCTTTCTATCATCGAGAGCATTATAAGAGCCTCTATAAGAATTTAAAAAGGTGTTTTTATCTGTTGGCAAAGTACTTACTATGGGTATATGGTTTTCTTTATCTAATGGTGATGTGCGTTTATGACAACCAAAACAATAGGTGTGGCCATCATCATATAAACTATTGTTATCTTTACTGCCACATGCTTCACATGGGATGTGCTTTATAAACTTACTTTCTGTTCTTGTATTCAATGTAGTTCCCCAATCTTTATAAGAAAGTTAGATACTCCATAAAATGAGAGTCTAAGGAGAATAATATGGAGTATCTATATATGACTAATTGTTAGATTTAACTGCTTCGGTATCTGGCTCCTTGTCCTCTGTTGCAGAAAGTTCTGAACCGGCATTAACAATCGAAACGATTTTGTTTGAAAAGAAATTAATACCCGCTTGTATTTCTTCTAAGTCAAGAGTAATGGTAGCTTTCTTTTGAGTCAATCGTTGTATCCTACCAAAGATTCCTTGTGCTTCCTCTGGTAAATCCTCTACCGATATTTGCACATCATCAATAGTAATGTATGGTTTAGATTCTTCGACCATCAAAAATCTCCTTCATCATACATGCCCGCACCATCTTGCTCAATATATTCAACGAGATCAATTAGCTGTATAGCTTTTAAATCTCTACCTTTACCTGCTCTGCCTTTATACTCCCAAGCGTACTCGCCGTACTGTACCTTTACCAATGAGCCGTTTCCGATTTTAGGTAAAGTATCTACTTTATTACGGTTTTCATCAATAAGAACAGGTCTAGAGTTCTGGCCGCCACCGTTCTTTTCTACGTTTCTTTTGAAGTTAATGAATCTTCCGTAATCTTTTTCTTTTACAGGGTGTCCACGATTCTCAAAATCAGCTAGGGTATCATCGTCTAATACAAGATTAACTTCCCATTTGTGAGCAAAAGTAGTGTTAGGTGTAGACACACTTGCATAATAAGCGCGCCCTGTAACTTCGCCTACGCCACTTGCGGCATTAAAAGTATTTTCATCTGCCATTTTTATTTACCTCTTCGTTTATGTTACATTTAAATTAAAAGACATTTCACAATTAGACTGTAGAGTATCTTTAGCTACAAATTTTA